CTAAACCGGCTAGGTTACCAGTTGCTGTTACACCACCTTGCCATGCTGACCCATTATAAACTCTGAGTTCGTTAGATGTTGTATCAAAGTATAGATCACCTGCATCATTATTACTGGATGGGGCACTACTTGCTATACGGTATCTATCAGCAAAATCATTGATTCCACTAACATTAGATGCAACTGTATTTACGTTAGTTATAGACCCAGCAACAGTGTTTATATTCGTTGCATTAGATACTGCACTATTAATGTTGGTTGCATTACTATGTACACTGTTAACATTAGATATATTATTTCCAACAGCATTAACGTTTGCAATGTTAGTCGCAACTGTATCTATTTCAGATGTGCCTTCAGTTAAATCAGAAGCAACAGTATTAATATTAGTTATATTGTCAGATACTGTTTTTATTGGGTCATCCTTAACAGTTATGGTATTACCCATACCGCTATGGTTTGTACAATAATATTGGAAATTACTTGGTTGAGTTTCTGGAATTTTAATAGATATTTTTGCTCCAGATTGTCCTTGAGTACCAGTAACAGTTACGTTAGTTGAGTACTGTGAACTACCAGCGTAGAAACGTAATGGATGAGATCCAAGAGTATTAGAACTTAAGTCAAATGTATAAGTCCAACCTTTGTATAAAGTTAAAGCTGGTTTAGATACACCATCAATAAAATAAGCTCCTCCAGCAGCAGTAACAGTAAAGGTTGCTTCATCTTCTAATATGTCTGCAACGATATCTAATGAACCATTAGAACTACCTGTGGTTACAGCATCACTTATAAGACCTAAGTCTTCTTGATAAGTAATCGCACCTGAGACAATAGCAATATCGTTAAGAACATTCTGGTTAGGGGAGATGACAGCCCAATTAGTCCCGTCATATACCCGTAAATTGTCATTGGAATTATCAAACCATAAGTCACCATTTTGAAGAGCACCTCCATCCGCTCTTTGAGTTGGGGCATTATTTGAAATTTGGTAAAGGTCTGCAAAGTTATTTATGTCAGCTACGTTTGCACCAGCTGCTGAAATATTAGTAATGTTGCTTGCAACCGTTGTAACTTCAGTAGCTTTTGGAACTAATCTATGGAAGGCATAAGTATGGTTTGTGGAAGTAGATTCAACTAATAATCCAAATCCTTGAGGAATAGCAGATGTTACTCCGGTAATTAATACCTGACCATTATTAAGTCTTCCGTTAGCAAGAGTTACTGTTCCGCTACTTGGTGTCAAAGTAGTTGTCACTGCACCAATACTTAAGATTGCAGATTGACCAGCTGTACCTTGAGGGTTTGTGTTAGGAAAACTATTTTCGTTTGGAATAACAGTAAAACCACCAACGTCATCTATAAGGTCAATAATCCTAGCGTTGATAGCAGCTGTAGTTGCTACCTTTGCATCTGAGTTAGACCATGTAGTTCCACTAGCAATAGTTTCTGAAGAATCCTGTCTAAGGAATAAAGCTTCAGCTTCTGTTTCTGTGTAATACCTACCGTCTAAGGCTCCGCCTGTAAGTTCAGTTTCTGTAAAATATCTGTTATCTAACTGACCATTATTTAGCTCAGTTTCTGTATAGTATCTGCCGTCAGCAGCTCCACCAGTTATTTCAGATTCTGTAAAATATAAATTATTTAACTGACCACCGTTTAGTTCAGCTTCGGTGTAATATCTATTATCTAAAGTCCCGGCTGCTATTTCGTTAGTAGTTAATTTGTCTGACTGTAATAGTGTTTTTATTTCTGCTGCTGTTTGATCAGCAGTAGCTGCCGTCTCTATGTTAGATAACTTCGATTTTTCTGCGTCAGTGTATGCGTTGGTATTTGAGTTACCCTCATACAGAGTTTTTATCTCACTACCTGTCTGGTCATCTTTAGCATTGGTTTCAATAGTATCTAGTTTTGTACCATCGGCTGCTACATCTCTACCATCTACAGTCCCACCTACAACTATGTTTCCAGTTGTCTGTACAACTTGTGAACCAAAGTCAGGAGAAATCTTTGTACCGGCTATAGCTGCTGACGTATTTACGTCATCATTAACTATAGAACCATTTACTATGTTTGCTGAATTAATAGTTACGCCACTAGGTAATTGACCAGTAGCAATCTTGCTTTGTGCTATAGCAGCACTTCCACTAATGTCAGCATCAACAATAGTTGCATTTTTTATCTTTGCAGATGTTACAGCTTCATCTTTAATGTCAGATTCAATAATTTTTGAACGTGCTTCACTAAGACCAAACCTAGCCATATCATGTATGGCATTTAAGTCTGCTGCTCTAATAGATGAACCAGCAGCAAATACGGCTGCTGCTGTATTAACATCTGTTTCTCTATATATATGTACGTTTCCAGTTCCTGCTGGAGCTGCTGCTCCAAGAGTAACTGTAGTTCCACTTACGGAGTATTCACCACTACCGGGAGTACCAGTTACATATGTTTGTAGAGTTCCACCAATTCTTACCTTGATGTCACTTGCTTGTAAATATTCAATTGTGATGGCGTATGAGGTGGCACCGCCATTTTTAAATTCTTCAGTTGTTTGTACCGCCATGGGTTATCCACCTTTGTTATTTAGGCATTTCTAGAATCTTATCTATTGTGCCTTTGTTTGCTTGTCTATTTTTTAATTTTTGATTTCTTTCTTCAAGTAACAATTTTTGGACGTCGTTATCGTTTTTAAGGCTTGCCCAAGCTCGTTTCTTAGCTCGGTCAAACGTTTTTGCAATTTTTTTGTAGTGAGGGAATGATTTTGGTTCAACATCAGCCATACCATTTTTTCTGTGCCATTGCATTTCTGCAAGAGATATCTGCATATTCTCTGACCTAGCCATTTCATCAAACTTAGCTAATAAGTTTTGTTCTCCTATAGCTTTCTGGAACATTGATCTGACCTTTGGACTGTCAGATAGATCTGTTCCATCTGGAGCTGTATATGTAGAAGTTCTCATATCATAGCCACTGTTAAATAGAAACTCTCTACCTTCTGAGTAGTCTAAATTAAAGTTAACAGGTGAAAACGCATTAAACATACGAGTAATAAAATCGTGATCTTTAATAGGTTTACCAGTTAATATATCATACTTAATAGGTAGTGGGTCTACTGCTATGTTCTCAGTTATTAAGTTTCTGTTTCTTATAGAACTTTGTAAATCAGAACCTAGCTCTCTTGTGTATGGTGTTAACACTTTACCTATCTCATTTCTAAGACCAGATAAAGGTACTGTGTTATTCATTAGAGAAGCAATGATTCTATTAGATTGTCCGGGTTGACCAGAGAATAGATCAACGAAAGATTGCATACCAGCTAGATAGGATTTACTTGTAATTGTACTTCCCATTGCCATAGCTAATTTTAATAATCTATCTTCAGCCCATTCTTCACCCATTAATTGTTGGTGATCTCCTATATCTCCTACTAATGCAAGTATTTGGTTGTATGGTTCAAAGGCATCATAGTTAACCCAGACATCACCAAGTTTTATAGTCCTTGGTTTCCATCCCATATCTAACCATGCTTGTCTTTGCTTTCTATCTGTTGGTCCATTACCATGTAAATTACCACTAAGATATGCCATAGATGCCATACTTATTGCAGCAGAACCTATTGCTAGTCTACCATTTTGGATAGCTTTAGCATTCATCAAATCCTGGGGGGTCTTAATTCCATACTGTAATAAGTCAGAAAGATCATCTCCGGGTTTTGCTTTAGCTATTGAGTTGAACTCTTTAACAAAGAAGTTAAAACCGGGAGTATGTTTAGCAGTTAATGCTAATCCATTGACACCAGTTCTAGCGAATAGGAAGAAAGGTCTAGCCCATGGTGCTTCGTCAAATGCTTTAGCCAAGCTCTTACTAAAACCTGTTAGGTCTTGAGTAAGTGTAGCTTCTCTTCTACTGAAATCAGCCATTTCGTCAGCTAAACTACCATCAGGTTTAAAGATCTGTTGATTAAATAAATCTTCTTGATTCTTAAAAAATGTCTGATCTAGGTTACTGAAGTTACCATCAGGTAATCTATCAGCAGCAGCTAGAAATGCTTTTTCTCTAGCTCTAGCTCTACCTATCATTAGTGCAAAGGTATCGTCAGTAGCTGCCATAATCTTAGTAGAATATGTAAGAAGACTACTGTCATTTAACCCTCTAACCATGTTAGCTGTACGATATAATGCCTTATCTACTGTATTACCTCTTGTTTCTGCCCAATGTCCATACATTTGCCATTGGTCATCTAGTTTATTTCTCTCTACAAATCTAGTTTTCATTGTAGATAATTCACCAGCCCAATAACTATTTAATCTTTTTCTAAAATATTTAAAAGATTCTGGAACCATTTCACGCATTGCGTTAAGAGAAGCTAATGCAGCTCTAGTTATAGTTGCATCACCTTTCATCACACCTCCCATAGCCATAGCTAACGGTCTAGTAAATGCTGCGGTTGATGTACCCATAATTGCTCGAACTGATGTTTTAGGTCCAGATAAAACACTATGAGTAAACATAGTACCCATCTCTCTCAAGAATGCACCAGTTTTTTTCTTATCGCCAGCAAATGTACCACCTCTCATTTTCTTACGCATAAATACGTCAAGATCATCTAGTGTGTGTACACCGTCAGCCATAGATATACCTTCAAATATAGTCTTAAATACTTCGTCACCGTCTTGTTCGGTAGTCATTTGTAGAGCTACACGAAACGCGTCTATACTTTCTTGTACATCTTTTTGTATTGCTTCTTTAAATTCTTTAGGTGATTTTCTTATACGTGCATCACCAAACTCTGATAACATCTGTGATACTTCAGCACTAGATGTTTTTCTTAACTCTAGTCCAGCTATAAGTTTCTCTACTAATTGTTGAGCAGGACCATCTATATCTTTTATATCTGCAATATCAGCTAATTCTCTAGCAGTTATACCAGCATCTCTAATATCATTAAACAAGGAAATATTAACCATGTCTAATGCTTTTATAAATCTAGGTTGTACAATTTTACCAACTGTTCTACCTTTTTCGTTTTTAATTGGTATTGATGATTTAGTAAGTTTTTTAAAGAACTCTCCTGTACTTACGTCACTTGTGTTTCTACCTTCATAGATTGACCTAAACATATCAAGGTCTTCACCTATACTATCTTGTAAAGTTTTACCTTGACGTCTAGCAGTTTCTTCTAACTGTTTTATAAAACCTTGACTTCTAAAATTACCAAGAACTTCTTTTATAACTTCATCTGTCTCACCAGTTCCTTTAGCCATTCTACTAATCTGAGTATTAGAAAGCAAAGAACCTGTACTACCTTCTTCTGCACCCCATTCTGTTTTCATACGCTTTGCAGATTTATCTACAGCTTCAGCAGTACTGTTAGAAGTTGTAGCTCCCTGCCAAGGGTCAGCAATAGGTTCGTTCTTTGGTGCTCTAAACCCAGAGTCTTTCATCTGTGATTTAGCTTGTTCTCTTTTTTGTACTTCTACACTATCTAATCTAGACTTTCTAAACTCTTCAAACTTCGATCTGATTGCAGCAATATCTTCTCCTGCTGCTGCTTTTAATTCACCTCTAGCATCATATACTCTCTTAGCTGCATCACCTATTTCTTTACCAGCTTTTATACCAGTATCAGCTATGTTAGTGGCAATAGGTCTGCCTGCATCCACAGCTTGACCAGCAAGTAGTTTAGCTAGTGGTGTCATCTTAAATATAGTTGCATCAAATACAGCACCTATACCCATACCCTCAACAATATGTCTTAGTTTATTTAGAGCTGGATGATCTGTATCATTAGTAGCTAAAGGTGAATCAAGCCATGGATATTTCTTAGCTATGATTCCTGATAAGTTATCAACTTCTTCGTTTTTAGCAACAAGGTCATAACGTAAACCAAGCAACGCACCTTCTTTTAATGTGCTTGCTAATGTTCTAGCTTTTTGAGCTTTAGATAATAAACCTACAGCTTTACCAAATCCTCCTGTTACAGCTATAGTACCCAAGACATCAGTAGAACCTCTGACTAGACCACCCCACCATGTTTTAGTTTCAATAGGGTCGCCGTCACCATACATAAACTGGTCCCACTCTGTTTGATATCCTTCTTCTGTCTTACCTTCTTCCTCCATTTCGCCATTGAAAAAGTCAATAACTCTTTCTGGTGCAGTGATGATGTTGGAAGCTATGTCTCTAGCACCAGCTCCTAAACCTATTAAAGTGTCAGCAGCATAATCTTTTGCTGTAGGACCTTCAGGTTTAGCTTCTTCAGGTACAACCTCTTCAGGCTCTTCCTGTACTGGGTCTACTATTCCATTTTCTATATCAGCAGCTTCGATATTTTGAACTGCCTTTTGTGTGTCTTCTTCAGACATACCCTGACCAGAGATTCCTATTTCTAGCGTAGGTTCAAATTCTTCATTCATAGTTACCACGGTAATTATAGCCTAAGATAAGGCTAGTAATCCGCAGTTACTGGTCCTTTCTCATTAAGCCTTTTTTGTTATAAATAGAAGTTTTTACGTTCTGTTCACCCTGTCCTTCGTCTTCGAGTCTAGCTCTTGTTATACGAGAACGTGTAGGGAATTTGTAAATAAGATTTAATATTTTATCGTTTTTTGTATTTTCTTGAGGTTTTGTATCTACTGGCTCTTCTCCATAAAATTGAAGCTGTGAATTAGCTAAGTCAATAGGATTAACTCCCATTCTCATAGCTAGATCACGATAGTAGTCTGGTATCTCACTAGATTGTTTTAATGGAGTTTTACTCCACAGTATTAACTCTCTTTGTGTGTTTCTATCAGCGTTAATCTTTTTCTTTCTCCATTGACCATTAGCAGATTGAGTCATACCTTTTTGTATGCTTTTACTGTATGTATTATCTGATGGGTCAAGATCAGGATTCATCATAGAATTGACTGTTCTTTCACTTCTTAATACTTCTTCTACAGCAGCTCTACCAGCTTTCATACCATCTTCAGGTCTACCTACAGTTTGACCATCTCTTACAGTAGCTTGTTTGTAAGCATTATTAAACACTTCTTCTAGACCGGCATATAAATTTAGCCATTCTACTGAAGCAGTTTCTGTGCTTCCAAATGTATCTCCTGTACCTTCGTCAGTATATGCTTTTAAATATTTAGCTGCCGAGTCATGTAAATCAGTTCCCGGTACGAGTGCACCTGTAGTAAGTATCTTATCTTTATATTGGTTAAACTTAGCTGTACTTACATTAGCCATCTCAAAATCATATACACCACCTTGATAGCGTATGGATTGTTGAATCATGTCCTCTGCAACATCGTCAGGTAAGTGACCTTTTAAAGCATCTGATAACTCTATAGGTACATATCCGTCATACTTATCTTTGTAAAACGCATACAGTTGTGCTTTTTGTTCGTTAGTAGGAGCTTGTAATTCTTTTATAACTGATAAGTCAGCAGCTATAGAGTTTTCTTTTGCTTCGTCTCTAGCATCTTGACCTAGTTTAGCAGCACCAGCTAGTTCTCCTTCTAAACCACTCCACTCTTTCCAAGAACCCATTGTCTTAATAGAACCATCACGAGCTGTTATTTCGTGATTAACTATAGACATAGCTTCTCCATAAGATATTGCATTTTGACTAACTAGATCAACTAGGTTTTCTTTAAATGCTGTTCTTCCTGCGGAAATAGTAGTTCTATTTCTAGCTGCATACCTAGCTGCCCAATCGTGGGCAAGTTGATGTCCATCTGCTGGATTAGCTGTTGAGAATCCAACTGCAATCATATTGCTATCAGATGCTTTTACTTGTGCCTGATAATTAGCTTCTCTTTCTATAGCTTGTTTCTTACGTCTAGCCTCATCAAACTTATCTATTTCTGGTTTAACAACAGTAGCTACAAGTGCTTCGTTTAATCCTGCAAATTGTCTAGCATATTCAAACTTAATCTTTGTTTCTAAAGCTGCGATTTCTGCTGGATTTTCAAGATCATTATATTTTAGACCTTTAACTTCTTGACCATCTCTTATTAAATCTATAGTTGTAGTTTCATAAGCATCATAAACATACTGGTCATAGTCTTTAGCTTTCTGTAAAGCATACTGTTCTGCAACCATATACTTTTCCCAACCAGCCATCTTACGAAATTCTTGAGCGGTGATAGAGTCACCGGTTTCCTCTTCGTATTTAGTAGCAAACTCTTGTGTAGCTAGATCATCTTCAAATAACTGATCTCGCTCACCTCTAAATCTTGCTTCTAGTTCTGGACTAACACCTCTAGTTAAGATGTCTAATTTGATCTGTGCTTCTCTGTCTGCTCTATATTTTTCTTGTTTTTTCTTTATTATGTCTCCGACTTTAGATGAAAGAGTAGCTAAGCCCTCGTACATCTTTTCTGTATTTCTAACTCTATCAGCAGAGTTTTTTTCTAACTGCTGTAGGTATCTTTCTTCTGATTGCTGGATAGCTCTATCAGATGCTTCTTGTTCTGGGATAACATCTAGTACTTTTTGAGGAGTTACTGACTGCCCAGATATGTTGTAATCAGGTATTATGCTCATTGTTAATAACTCTGAAATGTTCTAATTTGATGACCAAATGTAGGGTCTGTCATATAAGTATAGCTCTGTCCCATTGACGTTCCTGTACCAGAAGAAAGAGTTTTATTACTTAAACCATCACCTGTACCCATTCCTGCACTTAAGCCAGCACCTAACGCCTCACCCATGCCAAGCATAAGTGTCAGACCTACGTTCTGCATTACTGGAGGTGGTGGTGCTATATCTTGTACTGGTTGGATAGCTACTTTTCCAAAGGCTTGATTTAGCGTTCCTTTTAACTGTCTATTAATATCTCCATACGTTTCTCTAGCATCATAGCCAGCTTGTGTTAAACCTCTAGATCTCATTGCTTGAGAAAGACCAAAGGTAGCACTGTTCTGAACTAGCTGTCTAGCTAAGCTTGCACCTCTAACTCCACGTTCTGCTGCTGAAGTTTCAATAGCACCTTCGTTAGCTAACATCTTTTTAAAATCCTCTTGATTTTGTAAAATAGCCAGAGATCTTGCGTTATTTAATTGTTGTTGTGTTCTTGAATAAGCTCGTTGAGCTGCAATATTTGCTTGGTCAACTTCTTGCTCAAACTGAACTTTCTTTGTTTGATAGGTAGCTCTAGTCTGCATCCACTTACGTTCTCTAACTTTAAGTTGATGCTGGTACTGCCTACGCTTTTCTTTGTTCGCTTGGGACGCTGCTGCTGCGTTGCCTACGGCACCTACTGCTGGTCCTATTGCTGCTGGATCGCACACGGCAAAATTCTATAAAGGATAAATTGTTTGGTCCGTAGGGAAATCTCCTAAGAAATTTAAAACCTAAAAACCTAAGTAACTTGAGATGGACTTTGTTTCTTTCGTCAACAATGTTCCACAGTAACTTTTCTGTTCTCGCGTTTACATATCTCTTTGCTTCTCTTGCAAAGGTATGTGGATAGTCGTAGATAGCTGGGGTACAAAGCATCCAGATTTGTCCACCTTCGTGGACTCCTGCCATGCCTGCTATCTCGCCATTTGGCACTTCAAAATAAACTGATTCGCAGTTTTGAAAACCTACAACCAGTGCATTTAAAGGGTCATGTCCATGACCTTCTGTGACCTCCCGATAATCGTCGGGTAATAAATTGGAAGCCACACGAATTGCAGCTTCCAAGTTTGCTGGGTGAATGTATTTAGACACGCTGATAATTATTAGTTGTATAAACTCCTTCCCACGTCATGTTGTGTATTGTCGCTGGAGCTGGGTGTGTAGATTTAATAGTTAATGCTGCGTTTATATTTCTTTCGTATATAGGAATTGTTCTTAAGGTATTATCATCAACTATTCCTCCGGTGTTTGCTACATATTGGTTTGCACTAGCTACTTCAAACACTTCTGTATAGTCAGTTCTACCAAGTCTTGTAAGTGTTGTTTCATATATACCTATTGGACCAAATCCAAACTTAACTCTATGAATAACTGTATTAGCTCTAGTATCAGCTCTCCAGTTTTGACCGCTTTGAGTTAGGTAGTAGATAGTAGGAAGTTTAACTTCCATTGTGAATTGATAACCAATAAGAAATGTTTCTCCAGACCAATTACCATCTAGTTCTAAATTACTTCCATTGATAGTAATCAGACCATATCTACCTAAGTTATTACCTGCATCTACATCGTAAGCTGCTAGTTGATTTGAACTTTCTAAGCCAGTCGGTTTAGCTTTTGTAGACTTACCTGTTGTAGCATTATAAGTCCAACCACTGGTTGACATTAAATGATCTAGATGTACTCTATTCTCTGCTAAAGCAAAGGTATTAGAGTCCATTTTGATTGCATATTTAAGTAGCTGATCTTTATTGTTATTTCTTACAACTACATATAAGTTGTCATCTTGCATACAGTGGTACTGAATTGTTCCAGTCAATGTCCACTTAAACCAAGAAGCTAGTTTTCTTTCTTGTATTTGGTCAAAATATCTATAACCATATAAAGTATTTGTACCTTCTTCACTAAAGAAAATAACAGAGTTTTCTCTAGAGTTAGATATAAGTTTTAGATCTTTTTCAAATAATCTAGAAACTACTGCACTCTGTTCTATTACTTGTGGTTCTCCCTCTCTCTGTACCTGTGCCATCTCAAAAAATCTTGAGAACTTACCAGCATTATCTAGGAAACCTAATGTAGTTCCAAGAGAAATAGGGTTACTTGCAAAGTTAAAGTTGTAAGTAGAAAGAGCATTTATCTTAGCTGTAGTAGGACTGAATACATCACTATCTGTAGTCAACATAAACTGTTGATTTTTAGAAAATAAAACTAAACCTGTGTTAGTTTGTATGCCATCAAATAATATTGCTGGATATTCTGAACTAGCTGATATATCTATTGGATCACTAGCAATTAGCTGTATAGCTGACTTAGCAAAAAAGTTAGTAAAGTCTCCGGGACGAGACATAACTATATTTTCATCAGCAAGTATTGCAAACCTATTTCTAAAGAAAAGTAGTTTATTAATATTTTTCCCTATAAATGAAGGTTCAGGATTAGTTACGTCATCACCAACTAAAGCGTCATCCCATTGAGGAACGGCTGGTTGAGTAACACCACCAATACTATATGTAGATCCATCTAATTCAGTAAGTCTAAAATTACCATCAGCAGTTCTTATAAGAAGCACTGGCATCTTAGATCTTTTAAGTCTTATCTTTCTTCCGGGCTTAGCACATTCTTCCCATGTACCCTCACCATCTTTATCGTTATTACCAAAGAATTTGACATAGTGATTATCTTCTTCAGCAACACTATTAATAACTTCGACTACCATTCCATGCTTGCACTGAGAAGGTAGATCTCCTACATCATTTACAGAGCCTGCGACTACATTTAATAATTCACCTACTGGAGTTGAAGCATTAAATATAGCTGACCTTTTAATATGTAAACCTGTACCAATCTGACTTATATCAGAAGCACTAAAATTACCACTAGCTATTAACTCAGTTCTTATATCACCAAGAATACTCTCAGCAGTAATAGTAGTTTCAGTATCGAAAGGTGTAGGTTGAGGTCTAACTAACGCAAGGTTTGCTTGAACAACTGAAGTACTTATTTCATCTATGGTTATTTTGTAGTAACCATCTTTCATAAATACATAGAAATAGTCACCTTGCTGCCAACCTTCTCCACCATGAAGTAAATCATGCGTGGTTGTATATCTAGCTTGATATGTAGTTGTTTGACTACTACCAGATCCTTCTGTATATGGTACGGATTGACCAGTTGTAGCTATGCGAAAATATAAATTCTTTCTACCAGTCTGACTGCCTTGATTAGATGAGTTAAATATATTAACTGTATAACTGTAGTTAGTATCTGACTGGTTTCCATTAGCCAGAGTTCCACCAACAGCTCCTTCGTCAACAAGAGTGTCTCCAGTACTAACACTAAATATTCGTGTTCCTACATTAGGTGCAAACGCATCTCTACCATCACCAGCTTGTGTACCACATCTAGCATTATTAGCATCACCTCTAGTAGCATGTGTTCTCATACGAAATGAAGAATCACAGTAATTATTACTTGAGTTAACTAGAGCTACACTTATACGTGTTGCTGTTGTAACTGTTGTTGTATTGGTATTGTCAAAAACATTTAACGCATACTGTTTTGCGTAACTGATAGATTTCAATTCCAGAAAAATTTCTTTCTGAAAATTTCCAAGAGGTTCAACCGTTGTATCCATCTCAGTCGTAATGGATCTGTTATTGATGTAGGTGAAATCATTAAGAGTTAATGTCTGTATATCCTCGTCACCTGTGTGAGTTAGATATGTGTTATTTCCAATAGCATTAACAACTGTTTTTTCTGCACCAGTTAAACAGTCCCACATTTTAATAACACCATTACGTGCTATCTGTCCTATATATTGTTCGCTCTCATCACGATAGTAATGAAACCATTTACCGTCTGCTGTTGAATTATTTGTTCCATCAGATAAAGATGCCACAAACTTTCCAGCAGGTCTTTTTAATAATCCTTGTGTAACGTCAGGTATAGCGTTCACTAAATCTTTCACCTGTCCGGGAATCTTTTGCTCGTCAGGTTGTTGTGAAATGCCAGCCGTTAACGCTGGAATAGTTTGTGTAATGTTTGCCATTATCTAATAAGTGCTTTGTAAGGTTGATAAGATCTGTAATTACTTTGATGTGGAAATCCAAAGAATGTATGATCTCCCTGCTCACAGTCATACTCCAATGCAGCAGCTTTAGTCTGTTCTTCCTCTAGTTGTAGAAGCTTTACTAAATCTGGATTAGAAACTAATTGTGTTGCTGCTCTTACTGATGCTCTAGCAATTATGTATCTCTGTATTGTCGGAGGTACATCTGTAAAAGCACGTAAGTAAGTTATGTCAAAATATAAGTCGCCTGTGAAAACATCAGTGTGTTCAACGTTGTCGTATAGCTTTCCATTTTTTCTTACTACATCTCTAGTTCTGTCATACAATCCATCATGTACATCAAACCTTAAGTAGTCAGAAGGAATTAGGTAGTTACCATTTGCATCAGGAGATCTAAGTACATGATCTTCTTTATTAAAATGCCAGCCTTCACCTTGTACATTTTTATTTGTTTCATCTAAAAGATTTTTTATAAAACCAATCTCTGGATTTTGTAATGCGTTACCTGTGAGAGATGTAATCGGTGATTGACCAATGCTACCCAAGATAGAATTAACTGCGGATAGTTCGGTATCGGTTGCTATTTGAGTAGTCATAAATAAAAAAAGGGAGCCGAAGCTCCCGTATAAAGAATAAAAATTAACCGTTCTCTGGGTATGTTGTACCGAACGCTGAAGGTGCTGTTGCGCCTACATATAGTTCAACGGCTGCTGCTGGGTTTAGGAAATCTGCGCCCATAGCTAGTCTTCCAAGGATTACGTCACCTTGGTAAACAACTGATACATCACCAGAAGTTACCTGAACCTGTGGTCCGATAGCTTCTACTACACCTGCTGCTTCCTTCTGGAAAATTAATCCACAAGATTTAGCGAAGTCTGTGCTGTTACCGTAGTTGTTGTTTAGTCCTGTTACAGACTTTCTGCCGTCAGCTAAAGCTGTACCGACATGGTCTCCTAAGTTTGAAGGAGAAGTCTCACCTGTAGTTCCGCCATAAGCTACACCATGCTTAGCTAAGAATGGAATGTTCATTGACTTGTAGATATGAATACCTGCAATTTCAATGATTCCATTACCTGACTGTAATGCTGAACCTTGAACGTCTCTATTGATAAGTCCGTTTGAACCAATGTCTTGGATCAAAGCGTAGTACTGACGAGGGTTAAGTACTGCACATCTTCCTGCTGAAGATACACCTTTCTCGTCTAGTGCTGCTGCTGCGTCATAGAAAGCATTAACTAAGTTGCCTGCGTTGTAAGCATCAGAATCATTAGTTGTAGATCCAACTCTGATCTGTGTTCCACCGGGCTCCTTGAAGTTAGTCTTTGCTACAGGTGAAGCCTGTCTAGCACCTTTAGCAATAGCTCTGAAGATGAGTCTGTCATACTTCTCTGCTAATGCGTATCCAATCTTCTTGGAAATTTCTCCTCTCAACTCGAAGTGTGCGAGTGTTTCATCTAGCTCATACACGAAGGCTGAACTGATTAATAGGTCGTCGCAAGTTATTGTTTTTTCTGCAACTGGAGGTGCGCCATCACTGTTACCTAAGATACTGTTTCCGGGAGTATGGAACTCGGCTTGTGTGCGACCTGTGTAGATGAACTGCAATGATTTGCCGTTCTTTAAGGTACGCTTCATAACCAAATCACGAGCTATAGACTCGTGTTGGAAGCCTTTGAACATTTCTCCACTGAACAATTTTAAGTAAAGTTGGCGAGGGTCGGAACCACCATTCAACGCACCTTGACGGGTGAGTGATGATGTCATTCCTGAACTCTGTTGAGCCATGATTTATCTTAAAAAGTAAGGGTATTATGTATCGTCTTCTAGCCTAGAATGTTGTCAGTCTTAATTGGTCTAACGTGAGACTGGCACGTTTTGTGGTCTTTTCCCACCGTCGACGGCTAATGGTATCCTCCTCGGAGGGCAAAAGCCAAATGGAAAGAGAGTCCGACTCTGAGGTGCTCTCGTTCTACTTTGTAATAGTCACATTAAATGACATTGTTATTCTTAATTCATCATGTTGTTGTGATGAACGTGGTGCGAGATGATCTTGATCAGGTGTAAACATTATCAAGTCTCCTTCTCTTTGTTGAAAAGATTCAACACCGGCACTGAAACATTCAAAAAATGGATGTTTAATATATGTTCCAGTTCTATTTAATATTGAATAATAAGGTGTAAACCTATTAGTAAAAACAGCTGGCTTTGCATACTTAGGAAGTTGCAAATAATATATCCCACTAACTACATTGTTACCAAGTTCATTACCAATGTGGTTATGTGTATCTTGGTACATATCCCAAGCATATACATTCCACCATGCAGTTAAGTCCCACTTTGCATCTGGGAATCCAAAGTATTGCATCCATTGAGTAACTGCACTGGTGATATCTTCTCCTAATTCTTTGGGCATGGTTAAAATTCTTTCAAACCAGCAATGAGAATTAGTATTCCAGTCCCAACATTTCTCTGGGTGCTCTTTAAACTCTTTAGTTAATTTTGGTATATATATTTTTTTATACTTTTCCGTCTTCTCTAAGTTCAGTCTTGAAATAGGTTGAGGGAAAAGGGTGAATAATTCCATAGTTTTTTTAAATAAAAAGAGCAGCCGTGTGACTGCTCTGTATTATTCCTATACAATTTTTGTATAAGAAATGCCACGATATACGAAAGTAACTTTCATCGTTATCTCCATATACCCAAGCCCCGTTCCATGCTTGAGTCTTCATGCGTCCCGTAAGGGATGAACGGACGTAAGATCATGTGCTTTGGTTTTTGTATCCAGTGTCTAGAAACACCAGCAATGATAAAGCAATTAGTTATCAGTGTTATCGTCGTCAGAAAGTTCTTTATCAGTTTCTTTCTCTTCTTCTTTTTGAGGTGCATAGTAGGTGACGCTTGCTCTCATAGCATTTGATTGATGGCTCATCCTATAGATGGTGCTGTTAGTGCAACTTGTGTTGACTCAGCAGAAGCCAAGTCAAGTGGGAAGTTGTGAGCATTACGCTCGTGCATTACCTCGAAACCAAGGTTAGCTCTGTTTACAACGTCAGCCCATGTAGGAACTACCTTTCCATTAGCATCAACAACTGATTGGTTAAAGTTGAAACCGTTAAGGTTGAATGCCATTGTGCAAACTCCCATAGCTGTTAGCCATATGCAAATAACCGGGAAAGCAGCAAGAAAGAAATGTAGAGAACGAGAATTATTGAAAGACGCATATTGAAATATCAATCTCCCAAAGTACCCGTGTGCAGCGACAATATTATATGTCTCTTCATCCTGCCCAAATTTATAGCCATAATTCTGCGAGACCTCCTCTGACGTTTCGGCAATAAGTGAGGAAGTAACAAGACTTCCGTGCATAGCAGAGAAAAGAGATCCACCGAATACCCCAGCAACACCAGCCATATGGAATGGGTGCATGAGTATATTATGTTCTGCTTGGAATACGAACATAAAGTTAAAAGTACCAGAGATACCAAGAGGCATACCATCACTAAAACTCCCCTGTCCGAAAGGGTAAACCAAGAACACTGCGAGAGCTGCGGATAGTGGTGCTGTGTATGCTACAAATATCCATGGTCTCATTCCTAGTCTGTATGAAAGTTCCCACTGTCTACCAGCGTAGGCTGCAACACCTATCAGAAAATGGAAAACTATAAGTTGGTATGGTCCGCCGTTATATAGCCACTCGTCCAAAGTGCCAGCTTCCCATATAGGGTAAAAGTGCAATCCTATTGCGTTGGAGCTTGGAACTACTGCTCCAGAAATAATGTTGTTTCCGTACAACAACGAGCCTGATACTGGCTCACGTATGCCATCTATATCAACTGGTGGTGCAGCGATAAAGGCGAGTAAAAAACATGTAGCGGCTGTAAGTAAGCAAGGAATCATAAGCACACCGAACCATCCCACATAGAGACGGTTGTTGGTGCTTGTTACCCACTCGCAAAACTTCTGCCAATTATTACTGCTTTCTCTGGTTACTGAGATTGCAGCCATTTAGAATACACCGGGGATAATTTGACCGGTTGTTACGTAGGCACCTAGTGCTGCTACGAAGCCAAGCATTGCTGCCCAGCCGTTAAATCTTTCTGCTTCGGGTGTCATGATTGGATGTGTATTGTGGTGTGTCATTTCAATAATTCTGACTGGTGGTTCGTAAGGGTATTCGTTATCGAATAATGTATCTAGATCTTTTGTTTTCATTAGAATTGCAAATCAGATTGATCTAGTTTTGCAACGACATCAGCTCTATATGCTGGGTCGGTGTCATAGCGTGGGTCTCCCATCGCTGCGACAAGTTCGGCTTGTGATCTGAACACATCGCCTGTAGAGGATGCAGGTTTGCCTTGTAGCATTCTGCCTTCGTATCCATTAGCTTCGTTGTACTCAGCTTGTAGACCTTGGAAAGCAATGTTGATTGCCATAGGATTACCAGAGTCAACTACAGAATCAAAGGCATCAATGGCTCCTTCAGTTAAGTTGTCAGCAGCCCATTCAATGACTCTGTTGTAGTTAGCTTCTCCGCCTGCTGCATTCTGTACCTGATTTACATCTGATTCAGAAAGCTGCACTGCTTGTTGAGGAGCTTGCGGATTGTTGGCTTGGATCTCTAAGTAAGCATTAACCAAATCTTGGCTGCTCATTTCGGAGAACCTAGATATTGTTTCCTCACTAAGTTGACCATCATTCGCGTAGTATTCCTCGGAAGCATCATTTATTAAACTGACCGCAGGAGCATATTCAGATACCTCCTCATCAGTTTCTTCCTCTTCTGCATATCCTTCGTCGCTTTCTTCGTAGTCTGGTTCTTCTTCTTGTCCAAGTTTCTTTTGTAATGATAAGTAAGCTGCTTCTAAATCTTCAGCATTTTTATATTTACCAGCTAGTAGTCCTTCTTGTTCTGCTACTAACTGTTCTCCTACCTCAAGGGAGTTCTGTTCCTCTTCGGAAAGAACCTCTGTTTCAGGAGTATTATCATACGAATAAGTTTCACTCATTATTCAGGTTGTTCTTGTGGTGGTTGCATTCCTTGCATGTTCTGAGAGTCAGCTAATTTAGAATTAGCAAACTGTCCAGCCTGCTCAAGTAGAGTCTGGTTCTGCTGATTCTGCATCTGCTCTTCTTTCTGTTCTGCAAGTTGTTGTTCAGTCTTAACAAGATTAAGTACATCAATACCTTGTGCAGCAGCAAGACGTTTGATTGCTTCTAGAGGATTAATGAATCTCATTAATGACTCTGGACCTAGTGTCTGTGCAATAGTTTGCACGAACATAGTTAAAGCTTCTCTATCTTGACCACGACCTAAAGCATTTACACCAGCTACAATTGCTGGTCTTACAACATCTTTAGGTAACTTAGGTAGTTCGTTACTTCTCTGTAAAACTAAAAGTGTTCTATCTAAATAGGGTATGAGGAAAGATGTAGTTAACAAGCTGAAGATGCCACCGAGCTGTTGCTCTAGTTCTAACTGAGTTAGTCTGACTTCTTCTGCTGTTACTCTTTCTGCATTCCTTACATTCATAACAAGGAAAGCTTCAAGTAATCTTCTCTCTATTGTTTGTGCCATCTGTGCAGCAGTACTGAAGTCAGCAGTCTTACCTACTTGTACAACTTGTACATCTTCTGCCCTGCCTTGTACGATGGCTCCATTTCCAGCCTTTGCAATAGTTGCTGGTTTCGTAGTTGAAGATGGACTGACCAGAAAGATTACCTTACTGGCAGCAGCAGCTCCTTCCACTAAAGCTTGTGATAATCCTTCAAGAGATTTGAGATCACCAAGGAACTCTTCTACTCTGCCACGACCATACTGTTCTCCGTCTACTGAATTGAAAGTCAGGACTAACCATGGACTTGCATTCTTAGGAGCTGTACTACGTGATCCGGGAATTATCATATCGTTTACTTCTTGGTACCATGTCCATCTGCCGTTTTCTAGTTTCACGCACGTGTAAACTTCGACATCATCAGTATGTGTACCAGCATTTGTTTCGTCGATGCCCGTGTTGGGTTCCTTGACTGGAAGGTCAGGACCGAGTACGTCTCGACTTATCAATTCCTTTGTAACTATTTCTAGGACGTTACCATTTCCGTCTCTGTTGACGACGTACCTATTGAGCGGATAGTTCTTAATACCATCTTTACCCATAAACAAGAGAGCATTGCCACCAACAATTAAATGTTTAAGTGCTTGGTGTACTACAACTCTGTCACTTGATGCAGCGATATAGTCCATGACCATTCGTTCCATCTTGGATAAAGAAAGATCAAGTTCTGATCTTGCTTCAGGAGGTAAATCTTCACCTAACTTGTCCTCTCTTACCTGAAATTTAAAGAAGGAACCTTGTGGTGGAAGAATTGCCAGCATAAGTTTTGCTGCCAAACCGACCACGCACTTGGAACCTACTGACTGCCAAGGTATATTTAGAGTTTCGTGTGTAGGTCTTGAAGATGTATCGTCTTGAATTAAATAAGGTAACGTGAGTTCTGAACAATCAACGGCTTTGTCTAGGAATTGTCTTCGATCTGTTACCAGTTCATTGTATCTCTTACGTGCGGTCATTAGTTAAGACCCCCAGATGTCTGGTCTGTACCTGTATTTACTTTTGGATTTAATTTAATCCTTAATGATCCTGTACCTTTTGAGTACTGGTTTTTATTTTTATTACCACGGTCATCCTTTGCTCTTCTTACCTGTGGGTTCACATCCTTAATCATAGGATCAGGAGGTGGTGCTGTAGGTGTAGGAGGTAGTGGTGGTGGGGGTGCTGGTGGTAATGGTGGTGGTGGTGCAGGCGAGCTGCCTCCGAAGATACACATTAGATTTCGTCCTCTTCTAATAATGATTTGATGTAATCAACTACACTGGCTTGACCAGATCTATACATAATAGATTCAATTGATTCTTTTGGGTGGACTGGTTCCCACCCGAAGTTATCGTCTAACTTCTTCACTAAGTCATCAAGCTTATCGTTATAAAGCCTAAGAGTATTGAGGGAGATTGACATTCGAGTGTTCAAAAAATGCAGGCATTCTTGCTGCCTTGGTCTGTGAAAATTCTGGTGCTTTGCCTTCGTACATAAGTCTGTCGCTGGCATCTAACCAAAATTTTTTGTCCAAATATCTATCGGAACTATTTTTAAGTGGTTCCATAACCCAGTTGATAGTTGCTTTCCTTAGTAGATCTAGGGAACGACTAGGCTTTAGACCTAGCTCTGCACATACCAAACTGTTTGTAGCTACGTGGACTTGTTCGTCTCTTGATATATCTGCACTTACTGTTCTTAGACCTGCATCACCATTGAATCTAAAGAATGGTAGAAGAACAAAAAAGATTGCTCTCTCTGCTACCAATGCTTTACAAATGGTGTGGTCAGGGTGTTCAGTCCAAGCATCACGTAGTCGTAGTGCTTCGGCTTCGGCTTTTTCATCTACGCCTAGTGCGTTGGTGATATAACCCAGTGCAAGATCATGTTTGATTTCGTCTTGAACGTTTGATTCTAGAAGTGCTCGTGCAGTGTCGGGAACTTCTTTATCAAGTGCTTCTGTAATGAAGTCGCCAACTGGTAACTCCATATGGCGTATTGCAAGAGCACGGTAGATGGTTTCTTCGGCTCCACTTTTAAGTTTTCCTTTAGATGTTTGTACGGGTGTCCATGTTCTTTTTCTGGACAATAGTTTTATGTAGGGGTTCATTGCTGACAGTCACAAGATATTTCGTCTGGTTTATTACTCATAATTTGTGCCAAGTAGTCGTCAACAGAGGTATCATCTAGAGCTGCGTAAGCATCTGTCTTATCCTGTGTGTCTCCCATTACTTGTAAGGCATAATATAAAGAAGTCTGTGGGCTGAGTAACCACTCTTCTATAAAAGCCTCATCGTAAGTCACCATATCGCTCCAACTGTTGAAGCTATAGCCATGAAGCAATCCTGTTTTATCGAGCATAATCATTATCTGATCTGCCACTAATTTATAACTCTCCCATCCAACTTCGGATGCGATTTCTACGTCGCCATATTTAACTTGCTCTACACCAAACTCACCTGAATCTCTGTCAACTATGCGACTGATTGGTGGAGCTATTTCTGGTGTAGAAGTAAAACCTTTTAAATCTCTACTTCTGTAAGAACAACTAGCGGTTGGAGCTATAGCGAATGCTCTTTCCATTTTGTTCTCACGTGCTATGTTAGCTGCTTCTTGTATGCCGAGGAAGAGTTCGCGTGCAGCTAATCCTGCGTAACCTTCGTAAGGCTCGGCATTGTTAACTGCCTTTAGTGCCTTACCAAACTCGGCATATGTAATGTTGTTGTTGGCTAGGAAGTTAGCTAAACCTAATACTCCTAGTCCTACTTGTCTGTCATTTTCTGGTTTAAGGTACTCTCCAGATTCTCCAACACCTGTCCTGCCATGGAGACTGCACAGCTCGGACATGCCGTCACGGAAAGCCGGGCGTAAGTCGCCGATGCGACAGGCACCGAGATTGATGTGCTGTAAGAGACACGTTCCACGTGAGGGCAGGTAAACCTCAAGACAGACGTTGCTTCTGATCCTGTTGCCATGTTTGTCATATTTTATTTTTGATAACCAAATGTCTCCTGCTGCAATTCCTCTAAGTATTGCTTCCTTTGTTCTAGCTTCTGTATTAGCCCAGAGTTCTGGGGTGAGGTCAACACATCGTTTAACCCATGGGAGTTCTTGTCTGGAGACTTGCACGAAGTCAATAATATCGGCGTGATTAATATCGAGGTGAATAACACACGCCCCATTGCGGTACGTACCACCGCGTCTAAGTATTTCATTTAATGTTGAATAGATTTTTGCGAATGAGACTGGTCCTGATGCAACGAGAGTATCAGGTCCTTTATTTGTTTCTGTTCCTGCTGGTCTAAGGTCCGACAAGTGGACCGCAACTCCTGCTCCAAATCGCAG